AACATGATGGTGCGCCACCGTCTTGAAACAGCAATGGGCAATATACGGTTTAGCACAATGCCGCCTCAAGATGCGCAACCTGCAATCCCGCCCCCAGTTGCGCAAGCGCCTGCTGCTGATGAATTAGGGCCACGGCTTAATACGATTCGTGAAGACATTGTCAATCGTGATGATGCTGCAGGTTTTATAGTTGATGAGATATTTGGTGCGCATATACAAGCCGGAACTCGTGACCAAGTACTTACTGCAATTGCTGATGAGCTTGATGGGCGTATTCAGTTCATACGAAATATGCCATTAGAGGAGCTAGAAGAGTATGGTATTGACGGCCCTCGTATGCGTGATGTGCATACAGTGCCTGCGTTAGCTAGAGCATTGCATGACATACGTAGATTGCAAACCGAGATGCAACAAGCCCAGCCCGATGTTGTTGACTATGATCGCATGATGGAGCGGTTTGACAACATACAAAATAATGCGCATCGTCGCAATGACAATTTAGCAGGGCTTATAGATGAAGTATGGGTAACCTCAGTTGATCGATTGACTGAGCATGCTGTAGGTATACCACCACAAAACTTGCGGGACATGATTACTCGCATGATTGATGACCTTGATGAAAGGCACATGTTTTATGCTAATTTACGCCGTGATCAATGGGATGAGCATGACATAGATACTCAAGAAGATTATGATGATCTTCTTAATGGCGTTAATACAGTTGTACGTAGATTGCGTGAAATGCGTGAAGAAATGGCGCCTGTACAACTTGAGCAGCAACAAGCATTTACGCCGCAAGATGCGTTGGACATGGCCCGTGAGTTGCTTAATCAAGAACGCATGGACGGTGAAGGCAATCGTGTGCATATTCCAAGTGTACAAGATTCGATCAATGTACTTCGTGATGGTAATTTTGATGACGCACGTATTCGTCAATTGCCTGAACGCCTTAGACAACCATTTGCAGATTCTGTAGCCAATGCATTAGAAACATTGCTGCATCAGGAAGCACCACAAACACAACCACGTGCTCAAGAAGTAGATCAACTATCTGTTACTGCACAGACGCCTTTAACTCCAGATCGTGCAAATGGTGATCCACAAGTTAATGCAATGCTAGCAGAAGTGCAAGAAGGCCTTGCTCGTCAGATTGATGATTTGCGCTTTGAAGCTAGAACCCCAGAAGATATTGCAAGCATTATTTCTACTAGACTGTCAGAGCACATCATAAACGCTGAACGCGTGCACTTAGAGATGGGTGTGCTTAATGCTGCACAACTGCATCAGTATGTTACTGCAATTAGACAGGCAATTACTGCTATTCGTCAGTTCCTACCTGAAGAAAATGCACTACCACAACCGGATAACGTGTTTGGTATAACTGGTAGAGCATTGGCTGCACCACAAGATCAAGCACTTGAGCAAAGATGGCGTAATGAGGTTTTTACTGGCGATTTAACAGAACGTCAAGCGCTTACTCGTCTTAATAGCATTTTAAATAACACCAATCTTTCTGTAGAAAACATTCTAGCACTTGGTAATGTTGTCAATGATCCAGATTCTCCGCAATTTAGATTTGCAGATGATGCTCGCATGGACATGTACAATACAAGAATTAATGACGCAATTGCGCAACGCGTCATATCTAATCTTACTGCTCGTGATCGTGAGTTGTATAGCGCACTTAGTGATGTTATAGACAACGCAATTGAAGAAGGCGCACCTTTGCCTGACCCTACTGATGGTGAAGCATACGCACAACTTATTTTAGATAATGAGATAGGTGGTGAATTTACAGAGCTTACAGATGTTGAGCATCATAGACTAGCTGCAATTGTTAGAAGATACGGTGCTGATGCTACGCTCCCGCCTGAAGGACGTAAAGACGGCGGGCGGATTCGTAAGTACGAAAAAGGTGGCTCTATTGCTGAAGAAGCCAATAAACAATTACGTGAAACAAGGCAACCTGAGCCACGCCCTGACCCTGCAACAGGTAGATTCCCATCACCTGATATATCAAGAATGCCTGAGCGTACAATGGTCATGCCGCGGTATATGTACCTTGATAAAGACTATCCTGCTGTAGGCACAAGACTGTCTGCAAATAAGCGACTTGATAACAATAGTATGGTGACTGGCTATATTGATGCTGATACAACCAAAGCACCGGGCGAAAAAGCGAGTACGAGAGCATCAGGTGTAGGTGTTCAACTCTTGCACTCGTTTGCAAAAGGTGGTACAGTACGCACTATTCCTAGCGTCGAGCAAATGCAATACGAACTTATGATGCGGAGAAAATAACCATGGCTACAGAAATGCCGATTCCAACAGAGTATAACCGCTTTGTAGACCCACAGGCTGAAGAAGATGAAGAGAAGGATGACCCCTCTATCTTTGAGATGTTTGATCAAGACAATGATGTTGAGATGCAGCCTGATGGTGGAGCCATCATCAAGATTCCTGAAGATAGGTTCAAGGGTCCAGAAGATGATCCGGACTTCTACGAAAACTTGGCAGATTCACTTGATCGCTCTACGCTATCAAGCATGGCGCTTAAGTATATTGACCTTGTAGAAAAAGATAAAGAAGCACGGGAAGAGCGTGACAAGCAATATGAAGAAGGCTTACGCCGTACGGGACTAGGCCATGACGCACCCGGCGGTGCACAGTTTATGGGTGCCTCTAAGGTAGTTCACCCAGTAATGGCTGAGGCTTGCGTTGATTTCTCAGCTCGAGCCATTAAAGAACTATTTCCACCTGACGGGCCGGTCCGCACCAAGATCATAGGCGAGGTAACTGAAGAAAAGACTGAGCGTGCTGAGCGTAAGCGGGACTTCATGAACTGGCAACTGACCGAGCAGATTGAGGAATACCGTGACGAGTTGGAGCAACTGCTTACACAGCAGCCATTAGGCGGCTCTCAGTACCTTAAGATCTGGTATGATGAGCAAAAGCGTAGACCCTGTGTTGAGTTTACGCCCATCGATAACATATATCTACCTTTTGCAGCGGCTAACTTTTACACAGCAAGCCGCGTAACTGAAGTTAATGACATCACTGAGGAAGAGTTTGAGCTACGGATTGCTCGTGGCCTTTACTGTGATGTTAGTATCTATAAGCCAAGTGAAGAGCCTGAGCAAACTAAGCCGCAAAGAGCCAACGACAAGATTGAAGGCAAGAAGAGCTCAGGCATGAATATTGATGGTATTCGCCGAGTATTCCATATTTACGTATGGCTAGAACTAGAAGATGATAGCTTTTCTAAAGGCGATCGTGCTCCTTACATCTTGATGGTTGATGAAACCCTGACTGAAGTCGTGGGTTTGTATCGCAATTGGGAGTTTGGCGATGAAACTATGGACAAGCTTGACTGGTTGGTTGAATTCAAATTCATACCTTGGCGAGGCGCTTATGCAATTGGTCTACCTCATCTTATTGGTGGTCTTAGTGCCGCTCTTACCGGTTCTCTTCGTTCACTTCTTGATTCAGCTCATATAGCTACAGCACCTACAATGCTCAAGCTCAAGGGTGCCAAGATTTCTGGCCAAAGCTTGACAATAGAACCTACACAAGTGACTGAGATTGAAGGCGCACCGGGCGTTGATGATGTTCGTAAGATCGCAATGCCTGTGCCGTTTAACCAGCCCTCACCCGTCTTGTTCTCGTTGTTAGGCTGGTTGACCGATGCAGCTAAAGGCGTAGTCACTACATCGGAAGAGAAGATTGCAGACGCTAATAGCAACATGCCGGTTGGCACTACACAGGCTTTGATTGAGCAAGGTGCGGCGGTATTCAGTGCTGTGCATGCCAGATTGCATGGCAGCCAAGCTAGAGTTTTGAAGATTCTTGGAAGATTAAATCGTTGGTACTTTGATGAGCAACGGAAAGACGATCTAGTAGAAGACCTAGGGGTTACAAAGGAAGATTTTAGAAAGAACTCAGATATTGTGCCTGTATCTGACCCGCACATCTTTGCAGAAACACAAAGATATGCGCAAATTCAGACTTTAGCTGCTCGAGCCACTGCAAATCCTGACCTGTATAACCGTTTGGCCGTTGAGCGTAGGATTTTAAAGCAGATTAAGCTTCCAGATATCAATGAAGTGTTACCCGATCCGGCAGATGTGAAAGAAATGAACCCTGCATTGGAAAATGTGGCCATGACACTCAATCGAGCAGTTGGCGCATTCCCAAAACAGGATCATTTGGCTCATATTCAGGTGCATTTGGACTACATGCAGGACCCTATGTATGGCGCAAATCCCATCATGGCCCCTATATTCATACCTCACAACCTAGAGCATATTAAGCAGCACCTTACCTTATGGTACCTAAACCAAGTAGACGCGTATGCAAGTACGGCATTAGGTAGACCCTTTAACGTATTGAAAGAGCAGACGTTACCGCATGATGCTGACAAGCTACTTGCTGCGGTTGCACAGCACGTTCACCAAGATACGGGTACAACATTCCAACAGCTTCCGGCTATTATTCAGAAAGCAATTGCGGCAATGCAGCAGCTTAAAGGGCAACAGCCACTTGATCCTGCAACGCAAGCTCTTGTGCAGACTAGTATGGCGGAAACACAGCGTAGAGCAGCCAAGGATCAGGCCGAGATGCAAGTTAGAGCTGCTGAATTGCAGCAAAATAACCAGCAATTTATGCTTAAGACTCAGTCCCATATGGCTGAAAATACTGAGAACAACTTAGTTCAGGAAAGAATCAAGTCGGCAGAGCTTACCAAAGATGCTGCCAACTTGCAACACGAGCAGCTAAAGACTGCAATCACGGCACAAAACGCTATCCAGCAAACTTTAGGAGAACAGCAAAATGTCTGAAGCAATTAACGCCCATAAGAAAATGGCAATGGGCATTACCGAGGGTAATGTCATGAAAAAAGGTGGCAAGGTACATAAGTACGCTAATGGCGGTGCTGTATCTGAGTCAAAAGCAGCAACACTTCCTGCAATGGGTGACAAACGCAATATGGGTGTCAACTTCAATGCAGGAAAATCGAAAATTGCAACAATGAAAAAGGGCGGCCCTATGAAAGGCGGCATGACTATTGCAATTGCTATCCCAGTGAAGAAGTCAGCTGGTAGAGGACGTTAATGTCCTTGCTATCTGATCTCATTGGTCAAATTAACAGCAAGAAGTTAGAGATACAACTATCTCTGGCAGAAGGCAACGCGATGACTTGGGAAAGTTATCAGCGGTTAGTTGGCCAGCACCTAGGCTTGGATGAAGCCTTGATTATTATTAACAATCTTTTAGAAGAGGAAAAACGAGATGTCGCATGATATCGAGCAGACGCTTGCAGAAGCGTTTCCAGCCGTAGACCCACTAATGGCACCTTATGGCGCCAGAGTTCTTGTCCAGCTTAGAGCTGTGAAAGATAAAGTGACTTCTTCAGGTATCTATATACCAGAAGAGACGAAAGAGACTGAGAAATGGAACACGATGATTGGAAAAGTCATTGCGATTGGCCCGCTGGCCTTTAAGAAGCGGGATACTATGGAACCTTGGCCCGAGGGTTCATGGTGCCAACTTGGAGACTTTGTTCGTGTTCCAAAATGGGGCGGAGACCGTTGGGAAATTGACTTTACTGATGAAAAAGGCGCAAACGGTAAAAGTTTGTTCACTTTTTTCAATGATCATGAGATTATTGGTAAAGTAACCGGCGATCCTCGCGCAATTAAAGCGTTTATTTAAGTTTTGAAAGGAAACTGTTATGACGCCTACAGAAAAGATGGAGATGCAAATCGATGAGGCACAAGATGGCTCAGCGATTGTTAGTTTACCTGCAAATGAGGACAATCCTCAAGCAGAACAACCTATAAAAGGTACTCAAGATGACGATTCAGACGATCAAGATGATAATCATGGCGAAGATGCAGTTTCTGATGACCCTGAGCGGGAAGCTATACGCGCGGCTCGTCGGGAAGAAAGAAGGCTAAAGAAGCAGCTTCACCGTGAGAAGATTCGTGAGTCAAGTCACTTAGTTTCAGCCTTAAAAAAGCAGAATTCTGACCTTGCCAACCGCATTGCGTCATTAGAGTCTAGGACTTCTGGCGCAGAATTGGCTCGATTGGATAAGGCTATTGACGATGCGTCCACTCGAGTTGAGTACGCCAAGATGAAGATGCAGGAAGCTGTAAATACTCGTCAAGGTGAGGCTTTAACTCAGGCGCAAGAGCTCTGGTATGAGAATCAACGCCAGCTGGAGTCTTTAAAGTCAATGAAAGACAACGCCAGTAGGCAGATTTCTCACCCTAAGCAAAACATTTCTCAGCCGGACATTGCAGTTCAGCGAAATGCCGCAGAATGGATGGGACGTAACAACTGGTACGATCCGGAAATGAAAGACGCGGATTCTAAGATTGCTCAGGCTTTGGACAAGACTTTGTCTGAGGAGGGGTACGACCCATCATCACAAGATTACTGGGAAGAACTAGATGAAAGATTGCAAAAATATTTACCACATCGCTACAATGTGGTGTATAGTGCAAGTACACGAAACTCAAGACCGAGATCTGTTGTGACAAGTTCAGGACGCGAAACATCAGGGAATTCAAAACCCAATGAATACAGGCTTACGCCTGATCGCGTTGCTGCCATTAAAGAAGCTGGCATGTGGGAGAACATCGAGCTTCGCAATAAGATGGCCAAAAAATATGCTGAATATGATCGTCAACAGAAAAGAGGTTAAACATGGATTCTCGTATCAAACGTAACAATAAAGCAGATCGTGAAAGTCGTGCTCAGCAAGATGCATCACGAGCTGCACCTGAGGAACAAATGGTTTCTTCCGAGGAACGTCGTAAGATGTTCCGCTCGGAGTGGCTTCAAGAAGCGCTTCCGACCCCGCCAGCTATCCCTGGCTTCCACTTGTGCTGGTTATCAACAACCAACCAATATGATCCTATCCACAAACGCCTACGCATGGGCTACACTCCAGTAAAAGCTGACGAATTGTCTGGCTTTGAAAACTTTAGAGTGAAAGCCGGTGAGTTAGAAGGTTTTGTTGCTTGCAATGAAATGGTGCTTTATAAAATGCCAGAAGATGTTTACCAAGACATTATGCTGGAAATGCATCATCTTGCTCCTCTTGACGAACAAGAGAAGATCAAAGTACAACAAGATCAACTGCTTAATGCAAAAGACAGTAATGGTAAACGTATTGGCCAGATTGAAGGTGACGGCATGAATTTTGACCAAACCGCTAAAGTTCCTATTTTTGAATAGAGCTTTACAATTTAGGAGTAACTATGTCAGCTACTAATGCTCCGTTTGGTTTGCGCCCATCATTCTTCCCAACTGGGTTGGAACGTGCTCAAGCAATTACAAACGGAATTACTTCAGGCTATGCCTCGAACATACTGAAGGGTCAACCCGTAGTTTACGGTACGACTGCTAACGGCGGTACGCTCGGTACGATCATCATTGCTGCTAACACAGGTGCCGTAACAGGCGCTTTTGCCGGCGTTGAGTTCACCGATACTACTGGCCGTCGTCGCGTATCTAACTACTGGCCTGCCAGTACAAGCGGTACAAACATCATTGCGTATTTCTATAATGACTTAAACATCATTTATGAAATCCAAACTGATGCAACTATTGCGCAAACATCTATTGGTAATGAGTATAACTTTAGCAACATCGCTGCGGGTTCTACCACCACAGGCTTATCACAGTGTACACTTGGTGTGTCTACTGCGGCAGGTAGTGGTGGACAAGCACAAATGCGCATTGTTGATATTGCTGCTTATCCTGATAATGCATGGGGGGATGCTTACGTTATCGTTCGTGTTCAAATAGCAAGTACGCAATTCTTCGGTGCCTACACCGCGATTGCTTAATAAGGAGACTGACAAATGGCAGCCCCGATGAGAAGTACGGACTTCCGTTCGATAGTTGAGCCAATCCTCAACGAAGCATTCGACGGAGTCTATGACCAACGTGCCGATGAATGGTCCACGGTTTTCCGTGAACAATCCGGTATTCCACGTAACTACCATGAAGAGCCCGTGTTATACGGTTTCGGTGCAGCGCCTCAGTTACCTGATGGCTCTCCCGTAACGTATCAACAAGGCGGCGTGTTGTTCTTACAACGCTATGTCTATCAAGTGTTCGGTTTGGCATTTGCTTTGACCAAAGTTTTGGTTGAAGACGGTGACCATATCCGCATTGGACAGGTATATGCGAAGCATTTGGCTCAATCATTGGTGGAAACCAAAGAATTGCTATCTGCTAACGTATTGAACCGTGCCTTTAACTCTGCGTATACAGGTGGTGACGGTGTGTCGTTGAGCAATTCAGCGCACCCATTGGTAAGTGGTACATTTAGCAATGTGCTATCTACTGCTGCTAACCTGTCACAAACCTCACTTGAGCAAATGCTGATTCAGGTTCGTCAAGCCGTTGACAACAACGGTAAGAAGATCCGGTTGCAGCCTGTCAAGGTGGTTGTGGCCCCCGGCAATGTGTTCCAAGCCGAAGTGCTGTTGAAATCAGTTCTGCGCACTGGTACCGCTAACAATGACATCAACCCAATCAAGTCGATTGGTTTGTTGCCTGAAGGCGCATCAGTAATCAGCCGTCTGACTTCAGCCACTAACTGGTGGGTTCAGACTGATGCACCAGAAGGTTTGAAATTGCTCATGCGTCGTGCTTTAGAGAAGACGATGGAAGGCGATTTCGAAACCGACTCAATGCGTTACAAAGCAACTGAGCGTTACCAAGTGGGTTGGACCGATCCACGTGCCGTTTACGGCACACCCGGCGTCTAAAGCGCCGTAGGGGTTGGCTCACAAGGTCAACCCCTTTTTATTAATCTGATCAAGCTTTTCAAGGAGAAGATCAAATGCCTCAATTTTCCGACGACCTATTTTTAGGTTCCGCTATTACCTATCAAGGTGCGGACCAATACCCTGCTGTTTCAACTTTCACTGGTTCAATTGCTACTACCACATTAACTGTCACCGCCATGTTGTCTGGTGACCCAATTACTGTGGGTATGTTTCTTGACAGTTCAACGTCACTTACTAATGGCACCTACATTACCGCTTTTGGCACTGGTAATGGTGGTACAGGTACTTACACAGTAAGCGCCTCACAAACTGTAGCAAGTGCCACCATCATTGGTTCTGGTAATGCTTTGTTGCAAAACCCATCTTCCATGAGTTTAGGCGTTGGCCCGTTAGGTCGTGTCTATGTTTGGGACGCTGTACCACAAGCTAAACTGACAACCAACATTGTTGCCGCTGTCATCACAACTGCTACCACGCTCACGCTTGCCGCAGGTGCTGGTGTCACATCCGCTACGATTACAGGCGGTGGTACAGGTTTGCAACTTGACTGTCCTCGTGCTGTTTCTACAACTACAGGTTCTGGTAGCCCAACTACTGTCAACATTACTGTGTCTGGTTATGACTATTACGGTCAAGCCATGAGTGAGGTAATTGCAACAGGCACAGTGGCATCAACAACTGTAAGTGGTAAAAAAGCCTTCTATCAAATTTCCAGTGTTACTGCTTCTGGCGCAAGCGTAGTAACCATTGCGGTAGGTACAACAGACATCTTGGGTGCGCCACTGCGCATCACTGATGCTGGTTACGTCACTCGCGCTGGTTGGAACAACACCCTAGCAGAAGATGCTGGTACTTTTGCCGCCGCAGCTACTGCCACAGCAACCACCACAACTGGAGATGTAAGAGGTACTTATTTACCTTCATCTGCTTGTGACGGTATTAAACGTCTTGTGATGGGAATAGCCCTGCCAGCAATTGCGGCAGGCCCAAATGCAACTCGTATTGGCGCTCTCGGCGTCACACAAGCTTAAGGAGCTTAAATCATGGCAACAAGTTTTAAACGTGAACCTAAGATGAAAACCACTGAGCCTTCTGTTGACGAAGTTGGCAAAGGCATGAAGCGCGGTGGTAAAGCTGAAGGCGGCAAAGCTGACATGGCGCAAGACAAGGCTATGATCAAGAAAGCCATGAAGCAACATGACGCACAAGAGCACAAAGGCGGTAAAGGTACTAACCTTAAGCTACGTAAAGGTGGCATGTCTTCTAGAATGCGCAACATGGCGCCAAAAGCCGGCCCTGATGTGATGGGTGGTCTTGCTGGCGGATTAGAAGCCACACGTCCAGACATGAAGAAAATGACTAGCGGCGTGCGCATGCCGGGCTATAAGATGGGTGGAAGCATTGCTGCTAAAGGTGGTACCAAAGGCGTTAAGCAAGGTCCTGCAGGTTACAAAGATGGTGGTCATGCGGCTATGTCTTGTATGAATGCAGGTGGGTTTGCCACTAATAAGAAAATGCAAAAGTGCTAAATAAAGTAGGGGCCTCGGCCCTTACTTTTAAATGGAGAAATAAATGACTATTACTGCTACGTCACAAACATTGTTTGATGGTGAAAGAATTGCCATCATGAAGTTTAATGCGTCAATGAGCACTACAGAAAACGAAAGTGCAGTTGCAAAAGTAACACCTTCAGCTTTGACTGCGTCTAATGCAGGTGGTGCTTGCGATGCTGTAAGTATTCTTAAAGTGACTGCGTTGACGCATGGTTTAGAAGTTCAAATGAACTGGAATGCAACTACAAATGTTGTCATTGAAACTATTCCTCCAAACAATTCGTACACACAAGATTTTTCTGCAATTGGGGGTCTAACAAACAATGCAGGCACAGGAAAGACTGGAGTAATTTCTTTTACTACATTGGATGGGTCTGCTGGAGATGCATACACGGTCATTCTTGAAATGCAAAAGCATTACGTAAACCCTTATCAAACTCAAGCTAATCCTTAGTATGCCATTGACCAAATCAAAGTCTAAAGCTGCTTTTAGCAAGAATGTTGAAGCTGAAATGCATGCAGGTAAGCCGCAAAAGCAAGCTATTGCTATTGCGTATGCTGTAAAGCAGTCTGCCAAAAAAGAAGGCGGCAAGGTTGGCTTACGGGATAACATACACGCTAAGCAGGAAAGAATTAAGTCTGGTTCGGGTGAACATATGCGTAAGCCCGGTGCAAAAGGTGCGCCTACAAAAGCTGATTTCAAAGCTTCATCTGGTATGAAAAAAGGCGGCGACGTAAAGTTGTCTATCAAAAATGGCGAAAAACTGCCTACTAGCCGTGGTGCAGGCCTTACGGCTAAGGGCCGTGACAAAATAAATAGAGCAACTGGTAGTAACCTTAAAGCGCCCCAAAAAAAAGGCCCACGGCATGACAGTTTTTGTGCTAGAATGAGCGGTATGCCTGGGCCTATGAAAGATGACCATGGTAACCCGACGCGTAAAGCTGCATCTTTGCAACGCTGGCATTGCGCTACAGGTGGTACAATTAAGACAACTCCAAATTGGTAATGTATGAGCACATCAGGTACTGTTGGTCAAACCGTCATTACTGTTCAAAATCTTATCGATAGTGGTGCTCGTCGTGCGGGCAAACTTGCTGAAGAGTTGACATCTGAGCAAATTGCAGCATCTAAGCAGTCACTTTATTACTTACTTTCTAATTTAGTAAACATAGGCATCCAATACTGGTGCATTAACAAAGTCATTGTAGGTCTGATTCCAGATCAGCAAAACTACTATCTACCAGTCGGCACAGTTGATGTGCTTAATGCTAACTATAGAACACTTACTTCAATTAGTACTGGCGCCTATAGCTCATCTGGTACAACAGCAAATGCCTTTGACGGCGTAGGTGCTTCTACTTGTCTATTGACATCTAACACTGGCTACATTGGCATCAACAATGGGTCAGGCAACTCAGTAATGATCAATACTGTTGGTATTTTGCCAGCCGTGAGTGGCTCAGTTACCATAGACATACAATACTCTACAGACAATTCAACGTGGGTCACTCTTTATAGCCCAGGTGCTACCACATGGGCAGCAGGAACATGGATTTACTATGACTTGCAACCTACAGTTACGCAGCCTTACTGGAGGATTAAGCAATCTTCTGGTGTAAACATGGGCTTCTATCAAGTTGTATTTGGCACTATGCCTATGGCTATTAACATGTCAAGAATGAATAGAGATGACTATTCTTCATTACCAAACCGTAGTTTTACAGCACTTAGGCCTTTGCAATACTGGTTTGACAGAACAATACCGCAGCCTAACATGGAACTATGGCCAGTGCCAAACAGCATTCAGCCACAGTTAGAGTTGTGGGTAAGCCGTCAAGTAGAAGATGTAGGCGCTCTGTCTGGTGAGATTGAGATTCCACAAAGGTGGTACTTAGCCATTCAGAACATGTTGGCGCATCAAATGTCAATGGAATTGCCCGGCGTAGAAGCTGGCAGAATTCAGTATTGTGAACAGCAATCAGAAAAATACTGGGCAATGGCAGAACAGGAAGAAAGAGACAAATCTCCTATTTACTATGCGCCTAACATTAGTTACTATACGAGGTAATAATGTCATTATGGCTTAATACTCGAGGCAATACTGTACTTAGCATAGCGATTTGTGATCGCTGTAAGCGTAAAGTAGCATACTCGGATATTAGACCTGATGGCAATATTCCTGGGATTAGAGTTTGCGGAGACGGTTGCTCGGATCAGTTTGATCCCTATAGACTACCAGCTCGGCAATCTGAAAGAATCTCGTTAAGATTTCCTAGGCCTGATGCTGATATTGCAGAATCTCAAGATGCAATCACAACCGATCCGAACATTGTGAACAATCCTACGCCGTACGATCTAACAGAAACGCCAGGTGAGTTTGGTATAGCACCAGAAACATCTGAAGATGATTTAGACGGAAATTTGGATAATCTAAGCCCATAATATGTCAAATGTAAGAATTTCACAACTTCCAACTGGTTCCAGCCTTACAGGTACGGAACTAGTTCCCGTTGTACAGAATGGCCAGACCATTCAAACTACGGTTAGTTCTTTAACTTCTAGCCCTACGTTAACTCAAACTTTTGTTACAGTCAACAATACGCCAGCATTAGCAAATAGTCGGTATTTTGCTGTAGGTACAGGCATTGGTCTTACTGATACAGGCGCACAAGGGCAGTTACAAATTGCTTTGAATGGAACATCTGGGTCTTTAGAGACTGTTGGAAATGGGTTTATTGCTAAGACAGCAGCAAATACGGTTGCCAACCGCACATTCTCAACTACTTCAGGGCTAAACATTACTAATGGTAGTGGTGTTTCAGGTAATCCTGTGCTTTCTGTAACAGGGTTATTGTCAGCATTAGCTGCAACTACAGGTACAGGGTTAATGGCTACAGCAGGGGGTTCAACAATAACCCCTGTGACCATTGCAGGGACATCAAATCAAATTGATGTAAGTAATGGCAATACTTTACCTGTAATTGGTCTGGCAAGCAACCCGATTATTCCAGGGACTGAAAGCGTCACTGTGCCTATTGGTGCTACGGGTTCGCGCCCAACTTCTGCTGTAAATGGTATGTTGCGTTACAACACTACCACCGCAGTCTTTGAGGGCTACGCAAACGGCGTATGGGGTTCAATTACAACGGGTTCAGGTGTTACCTCAATCGCTACTGGAACAGGTCTCACAGGCGGCCCTATCACTTCCACAGGAACAATTAGTATTGATGTCACTGGAGTAACTGCGGCAACTTACGGCTCGTCGCTTGTTGTTCCTGTCATTGCTGTGAATGCGCAAGGTCAAATTACAAGCGCAACAAACACAACAATTAACGCTGTAACGCTGACCACGGGAACAATTTCTACAACCCCATCTAATTCAACTGACATAGCCAACAAGAGTTATGTTGACACGGTAGCGCAGGGTTTAGACACTAAAGCAAGTGTTGTGGCTGGCACAACGGTGAACATTACTTTGAGTGGTACACAAACAATTGATGGCATAGTGTTAGTTTCTGGTGACCGCGTATTGGTGAAGAATCAAACAGCATCAGCAGACAATGGACTTTACCTTTGCGCGGCGGGGGCGTGGACAAGAACCACGGACATGAACACTTGGGCGCAAGTCCCCGGCGCTTACGTCTTTGTAGAAACTGGTTCTACTCTTGCTGACACAGGTTGGGTTTGTACATCCGATGCTGGCGGCACGATTGGCGTGACTGCAATTACTTGGGCGCAGTTCTCAGGTGCTGGCTCTGGTGTAAGTTCAATCACTTTTGGTTCCACTGGTTTGACTCCCGCAACGGCAACTACGGGTGCCGTAACTGTTGCGGGCACATTGGCTGTTACTAATGGCGGAACAGGACAAGCAAGCACGTTGACACAGTACGGCGTTGTGTACGGCTCTACAACAACCGCAATGGCGTCTACGGCGGCGGGTACAACCACCACAGTGTTACATGGTAACGCATCTGGAGCGCCTAGTTTTGGCGCGGTTAGTTTAACTGCTGACATATCTGGCACGCTTCCAATCGCTAACGGCGGTACTAATGGAACGGCGACGCCAACAGCTAACGGGATTACTTACGGAACTGGGACGACGATTGCTTATACGGCGGCTGGAACTACTGGACAAGTATTGCAAGCCAACACAAGTGGAGTTCCAACATGGGGTGCTACTTACGCAGGAACTGTCACTTCAGTTAGTTTTACTGGCGGCATCATTACGGTTGCTACTGCTACAACGACTCCAGCGTTCACAGTTGCTGGAACAAGTGGTGGAATACCTTACTTCAGCAGTACATCAACTTGGGCGACATCTGCGTTGTTGGCGGCAAACGCTTTAATGATTGGCGGTGGTGCTGGAGTTGCTCCAAGCCCTACGACTACTGGAACAGGCTTTGTAACGGCTCTAGGGGTCAATACAGGCTCGTCAGGGGCATTCGTAGTCAATGGCGGTGCATTAGGTACACCATCAAGCGGCACGGTGACTAACCTGACTGGCACTGCATCGATTAACATTAACGGAACTGTTGGTGCAACATCTACAAACACGGGCGCGTTTACTACTGTAGCCGCAACAACTGTAACGGCAACAACTGGTATCTTCGGAGGAACATTCTAATGGCGGCTACAAACTTCACCCCTATTTCGCTGTACTACAGCACGACTGCGGCGGCAACGCCGTCTGCTGGAAATCTTGTTGCTGGCGAGTTGGCGCTCAATACAGTTGATGAAAAGCTGTACTTTAAGAACAGCGCAGGCACGGTCAAATTGCTTGCCAGTAATGCAGGTTCAGCAGGTTCAGTCACAAGCGTAGCGCAGTCATTCACTGGTGGCATTGTTTCTGTTGCGGGTTCTCCCATTACAACATCAGGAACCTTGGCTCTGACTGTGGCTGGAACATCGGGCGGCGTTCCGTACTTCTCAAGCGCAACCACATGGGCAACCAGCGCGGCATTAGCCGCAAGCGCCTTAGTCATCGGTGGTGGGGCTGGTGCGGCTCCAAGCACCACAACTACAGGCACGGGTGTTGTGACTGCTTTGGGTGTGAATACAGGCTCCGCAGGTGCATTTGTGGTCAATGGCGGGGCGTTGGGAACACCTTCCAGTGGTACTGCAACCAACTTGACGGGTTTACCTTTATCCACGGGCGTGACGGGAACGCTAGGGGCGGCAAACGGTGGTACAGGCGTAGCAAACAATGCGGCAATGACTGTTACAGGTTCTGGTAACTTTGCCTACACAAGAACTTTAACGGGTGCGACCAATGTAACTTTACCTACAACAGGAACATTGGCTACTTTGGCGGGTACAGAGACATTAACCAATAAAACACTGACTAGCCCAACCATTACCAATCAACTAGCCACTACGATTCGTGAAACCATTACTGTTTCTGCAACTGCCTCGACTGGAACAATCAACTATGACGCATCTACGCAAGCAGTTCTGTATTACACAACTAACGCAAGTGGTAACTTCACGCTGAACTTTAGGGGTACAAGTGGCATATCTTTGAACACGCTAATGTCCACAGGCGAATCGTTGTCGTTGACATTCCTGTCTACGCAAGGCACAACTGCCTACTACAACTCTGCTGTGACGATTGATGGAAACAGCGTTACACCTAAGTACCAAGGCGGTACTGCATGGACGGCTGGTAATGCAAGCAGTATTGATAGTTACACATTCGTAATTATTAAAACAGGCTCTGCCGCATTTACTGTTCTTACCTCACAAACAAAGTTCGCATAATATGCCTCGTTTATCCAAAGTTGGTTCTGCCGCACTAGCCGCCTTTGGGTGGACAGGACTGCAATCGGTTACTGCTAGTTACCTTGTGGTTGCTGGAGGTGGCGGTGGTGGAACAAGTCGAGGCGGTGGTGCGGGTGCTGGTGGTTATCAAACAGGCACAACATCTCTAAACCCAACTCAGTCATACACAGTTACTGTGGGTGCTGGTGGCGCGTCTGGTGCTACTTATGCAGATGCTTCTAGCAATGGTGGCAATTCACAATTAGGGATATTGACTGCCTCTGTTGGTGGCGGTGCTGGTGCTAATGATGGTGGTGCTACTGCTGGCAATGGCGGTTCAGGTGGTGGCGGTGGCTCTAATTTTGGTACTGCCACATCAGGTCAAGGTAATGTCGGTGCTGTTGGTGGTGGTTCTGCACCAGCGTATGCGGCTGGCGGTGGTGGTGGCGCGGGGGCGGCTGGCTCTACATTCTCTAGTCAAACTGCTGGTAGCGGTGGCGTAGGTTTAGCCTCATCAATCACAGGAACATCTACCTATTACGCTGGAGGCGGTGGTGGTGGCACTAATGGTGCTGGAACTGCTGGCTCTGGTGGCAATGGTGGAGGCGGTGCTGGTTCTAACGCAAGTGGTGGAAATGGTACTGCTGGCACAGCCAACACAGGCGGTGGCGGTGGTGGCGGTGGAAGTTGGAGTTCACCTAATGGTCGTGGCGGCTCTGGCGGTTCTGGTGTAGTCATCATCTCCTACACAAGCGCAACACAATTATTTGGTGGTGGACCTGTTACCCAATCAGGCGGTAACTTCATTCACACATTCACATCTTCTGGCGCACTTAGCCCTTTGTCATCTGTAACGGCAAGTTACTTGGTAG